ACAATATTCGGTGATGATACTGGAGATACTCATCAGTTTACAGGTTCTTTATTTGTAACAAGTACACCATTAACTATTGATACTGATGGAACTGTAAGCGGTTCATCAACCTCAACTGGTTCGTTTGGTAGAGTAATTGTCGATGATGTGATAATAGATAATGGAGATGTAACACTTCCTGCAACTAAAAAATTATATTTAGACGGTGGTAATGATACATATATCACAGAAGGTTCTAGCAATCAAATACAATTTTTTACAAATGGAAATCTTGGCTTTGGTCAAGATGCTACTGGTCATGTTTTTATACAGGCAACAGATGCATTTTATTACGATGGTGGTAGTAATACTTTTAGAAAAGAAAAATCAGCTGATGTATTGGTAGATACGGTTGGTGGTGTTGAAACACTTACATTGACTACTACAGCAATAAGTGGTTCATCAATTACAACTGGTTCATTTGGTTCATTGGTTGTCTCTGATAAGGTTCAAGGTGATTTAACTTTAGGTGGAAATGTAACTCCATCTGGAGATAATGCTAAAAACTTAGGTGGGGCTTCAAATGTATGGGCAAACATATATGGATATGATATTCATGGAACAAGAAATATAAGTGGTTCATCAACTTCAACTGGTTCATTTGGTCATGTATATGTAGATGATCATCTTGCAGCTACAACTTTTAGAATTGATGGAAATAAAAGTAGTCAATTTTTAGGAATAATTGATAATGACCAATCTTCAGCAGGTCATGTATTAAAATTAGCAACAGACGGAACTGGTAATGGTACTTATGTCCTTGATATGGAGAATGGTAGTAATACTATGTTCAGAGCAAGAGCTGATGGTAGATTTGCTTTTGGTAATTCCGCGGTCAGTTCAATGGGAGCTGGTACATTTGTTGTAGGTATAGATGGTGGACATACTTCAGATATAGCAATATCAAAAAGATTACAACATTTAGGGGATGGTGATACATACTTAGATTTTGAAACAAACAAAATGATTTTGTCTGCTGGTGGTAATTTACTTGATTACACCACCACAAAACTTAGTGGTTCAGCAGCTACACATCTTACTATGGGACAAATATCATCAAGTGGTGATGTAGTAGCAGATGGCGATATTATAGCATATAATGCATCTGATAGAGAACTTAAAGATAATTTACAAGTTATACAAGGTTCATTAGATAAGATTGGTGAGATTAATGGGTATGAATTTGATTGGAATGATAAATCACCTGGTTGGGCAAAAGAAAGAGGACACGATGTTGGTGTTGTGGCACAAGAAGTCCAAAAAATATTACCAGAAGTAGTAACAGAAAGAAAAAATGGTTACTTAGGGGTTGATTATAAACGATTAGTTCCATTATTAATAGAATCAATTAAAGAATTAAAAGAAGAAGTAGAAATTCTAAAGAAAAAAGTGAATTAGAGAAATTTACTTAATATTTATATCAAAGGTTAATTAACATAGGAGAAAAAGTTATGGCTAAAAAAGAGATAAAATTCTCAGAAGAAGAATTAAAATCTTTACAAGACCTACAAAACTCATATCAACAAAAACAATTACAATTTGGACAATTAAGAGTTCAAAGATTGTTATTACAACAACAAATTGATGGGTTGGATAATGCTGAGACTCAATTAGAGGCTGAATATGGTGAAATCCAACAAACTGAAAGAAATTTGGTTAAATCGTTGAATGAAAAGTATGGTCCTGGCAATTTAGATCCAGCATCAGGAGTATTTACACCTGTTCCACAGGAATCTGAAGAAACTTCAGAAACTACTTAAAATAATCTCCCCCAAACCAATCGTTTGGGAAATTTACGCTATATTTATAGTAAAATTTATAGTCTTGTAAAAGATTAATGTTATTTAAATTATAACACAATAGGAGAAATAGAATGGCAGAAAGAATCGTATCGCCAGGTGTGTTTACGAGGGAACGAGATTTGTCATTTCTTCCACAAGGTATTGCTGATATAGGGGCATGTATAATAGGACCAACACTTAAAGGTCCTGCTTTTGTGCCAACCCGAGTCAGTAATTTTCCTGAGTTCGAAGAAATGTTTGGATCTACAACCAAAGACTTATATACACCTTATGCGGTAGAACAATATTTAAGGAGTGCGGGAACTGTAACGATAGTTCGTGTCCTTAATACAAGTGGATACTCGGTTGATTCACTTGCAATTAAAATAGGATCATCTATAGCAGCACAATATGCTACTGGTTCATTGACTATGACAAGTTCATCTGTTGGTGGAGAGCATGTATTTGGTACTCAAGTAGATGATGAATTACAGATAACAGTTGCTGGAACAGAATATAGATTTATAGCAGCAGATCCAGCTGGTGGATTACCAGCAGATAACTCTCCAGTTTGGTTCTTAGCAACAGGATCAAATACTGCAGGGTATTTGGATAATTTAGTTTCTGAAATCAACAACGCTTCAATTGGAGTAACTGCAGTTGATGGAACGACAGCATTACATTTATCTTCATCTGATACGGGAACATCTGGAAATGATATTTCAGTAGATAGTGGTTCTGGAACTACTTTTAGTGATGTGTTATCTCTCGGTGGTGGACTCGCTTCATCTGGTGGTAAAACACTTGCTCTATTAGCTCCATCTCGTGGTGGTGGTGATGGAACCGCAGATTTAGAAGGTAGTACGATTACTGGTAATTGGGCATCAGCTTCACTTGTATTGAGTGGTAGTAATTGGGGTGCTAAGAGTTTAACATCTTATACTTATGTATTCGGATTTGATACAGGAAGTACATATGCTTCTTATATCGAAGATGTATTTAGTAAAGATGCACAAGTTCAAAAATCTGGTCAAAATACAGTATCAGCTTACTTGTATAAGAACTTTAAGTATGAACAAAGTGGTAAATCTTGGGGAGCAACTGATGGTGTAACTGTTGAAGATGGTACATTGAATTTGGCAGTATCATACGCAAACGCTTCAACACCATACATTTTATCACAATTAATTAATGGTTCAAGATATAATTTGTTTAAAGTTCAAGCCCGTGCACACGGTAGTGATGTAAATAACAAATTAAAAATATGTATTTTGAATGTAAAAGCAGCAGGTTCAATTGCAGGTAGTGATTATGGTTCATTTTCATTACAAGTAAGACAGACTGGATTAAATGACAATAATCTAACTAAAGATAATATCTTAGAACAATATGATGGTTTAAATTTTGATCCAACAAGTCCTAATTACTTTGCAAAACGAATTGGTGATAGATATGTAACAATAGACGCAAATGGTAAACTCACTTACAATGGTGATTGGCCAAATATGTCTAAACATATTTATGTATCTGATTTCACAGACATAGCAGAAAAGGCAAGTCCAGTTAGTGTAGTTCCAATGGGACACGCATCAATCAATAATCCATTTGGTAGTGATGATTCAACTGTTCCAACTTGGGCATTTAAGACATCACAATCAAATGCACAGAATGAATTTGATGCTAATGAATTCTTTGGACATGATTACTCAAACGCAGATGCTGAACAATACTTAGCACCAAATAATTCATTTGGAAATGGTGCACATACTACTATGAGTATTGAGGACTTCAATGGTAGTGATGACGCTTCCGCTCTCGGAACTACTTACTCTGCAGGTAATGAAAAGGTAACACTTTCATTATCTCATATTAAACAGAGAAAGTTTGTTGTTCCTTTACAGGGTGGGTTTGATAGTATAAATCCAGCAACACCAAAGTATACAGGAGCAAGTATTGTTAATACTAATACACAAGGATTTGATGTTTCAACATCATCAACTGGTGGTACTACAGCTTATAAGAAAGCTATAAACGCTATTAGTAACGCTGATGAATTTGATATCAATATGTTAGTAACACCTGGTATTATTCACGGATTACATAGTAGTGTAACCAATCACGCAATATCAAAGATGGAAGCTCGTGGTGATGCATTCTATATATTAGATTGTGTGAAGCATGGTGATACAATAGCAACTGCAACTGCAGCAATAGAAGCACTTGATACTAACTACGCAGCAACCTATTATCCTTGGGTAAAGATTGTAGATAGAAATACAAACTTACCTGTATGGGTTCCGCCTTCAGTAGTATTAGCAGGAACAATCGCATATACTGATAAAGTAGCTCACGAATGGTTCGCACCAGCTGGTCTGAATCGTGGTGGTTTAACTACGGTATTAGAAGCACAAACAAGATTGACTCA